ATTATTTATGCTACTTTGTATAGATAACGAAGTTTTCTTTTACAACCTTTTCAGAAGAATAAGGATAGAGACCTAATAAATGTATCAAGTCTTCTTTTTTGAATGTGTAATCACCTGCAAGATTATCGATAACTACACCTTTTGATTCTGTTGCGTTTGGTCTAATATAATCATAGACATCATCTTCACACTTACCTAACAATATAGGTTTCTCGAAGTTAAACATTGCACGAATATTTTGCACTGAGCTTACGATGTCGTTTCTTTCTTCTTGCATATGCATTTCTAGTATTTCGCCATCAACATTAGCTGCGAATACTGTTTTGCCTGGTATTTTAAATATATCATGCCATTCATCGAATGATAATGGTGTTCTTGGCCAACCAGAATTAGCCTCTGAAAATTTGTTATGTCTGTCCCAAACAATTATTTTTTCATTGTATGCTTCTAGATAAGAATGTGCATGTATACGAGAACAACCTGGATGCACGAACATGTGATTGCCTTCTGTAATTGCTTGTAGTGTAGAATGTAATCCTACTTCGTTATATTGATTGATAAGATACATGACTTTACAGCAATGATATACAGTATTTTCTGGATTGTTTGCCGTAAGTTCAGTATGATTCTCCATAGTTATTGCCTGACCATCGATATTGTCTATGAGTGTTGTAATATACTCTATTAGTTTGTGTGTGCCATATCTTTGTGAATTAGGACCATAAAGACCTACATCGATACAGTCTTGTAATGTGACAAGATAAGGTTTAGATTTTTTTGAAATGTATTCAAAACAATCTTTTGTTTCTTGTGAGATATCATGATAATGTTTGAACTTATCAAAGTTTACATTATTATTATGTGGTGTTATATCAATGAACGGCATTTAAAAACTCCTCGACTCTCTTTAAGTCTTCTTCTGTATCTACGGATAATCCGTGGTCTTCTACTTCTATCATTCTAACTGCAAAACCATTTTCAATATATCTTAACATTTCTACTGATTCTGCTTTCTCTAATTCGCCAACTTCTAGTTCTTCAAACATTTTTAACACATGTCGATTGAAGGCATAGAGACCTAGTTGTTGTTTGAAAGGTGTCTCTTCTTTTTTATGATAAGGTATGCCAAATCTAGAATAGTAAACTGCATTGTTGTTTAAATCGGTTACAACTTTTACTACATTACTATCATGTAATTTATAGTCATCGTTCACATAGACATATGCATTGCCGATACCTAGAGATTTATCAAACTTCTCTACTAAAGTATCTATTGCATCAGGATTAATGAGTGGTTCATCGCCTTGAATGTTTACGAATATATCACCGTCTATCAACTCGATCGCTTTCGCACACCTGTCTGTACCAGAACGCACATCGTCATCAACAACTATACAACGCATCTCATGTTTTGCACAATAGTCATTTACTTTTTGACTATCTGTTAATACTACAACTGTATCAAGTCTTTTAGATGCACATGCCTGGTCATAAACTCTACGAATCATAGGCACGCCATTGATTAACGCCAAAGGTTTGCCTTCGAAACGAGTCGAATGCCACCTTGCTGGTATTAATCCAACAACGAGTTTAGATTCTTTATCGATTTTACTGAGTGATCGCATTTTCCATAACCATAACTTGCATGTATAAAGTCTATACCTGCCCTTGTAGCTGCCTCATAGTCAACTTGCATGTCTCCTATGTATACTGCATCTTTAGGGTCTGTTTGTGTCATTGCAAGACAGAAAAGAATCTGATCTGGCGCTGGTTTGCCTCTCAGACCTTTTTTAGGACTTACAACATAATCAAATTCTACATCTAAACGATCTAGAATTACATTTGTTCTCTCAGCAGTCTTTGATGTGACTACTGCAATTTTGTTTTCTTGTTTTAAATAACCTAAAACAGTCTCGACATCATCATAAAACTCTAAACAATACTCCATAAGTTCTAAAGATGCCTTATCATAAGTATGTTTTACTGCTTCAACTTCGTCAATACCTAATTCTTTCATGATATCACGAAAAGGTTTGCCAATATGTTTGAAATATTCTGAAAAAGGTTGTGTTAGTTTGTGTTCTAATTCACAAATGTTCCATGACTGTTCCATCATATGTGCTGAGTCTATCAAAACTCCGTCTAAATCAAAAATATATGTTTTCATTTCTTTGGAAGTAGTTGTTCTTCTGTAAGTATGCGAAAACCATATCTTCGGTCTTTACAATACTCTTCAGCCGCTTTGAATTTTGCTTGATTTTTAATATATGTTGCAACTTCATTGAGATATCTTTTAGTTTTGCGTTTAGGTTCTTTCGGAGGCGAAAGATGTTTCTTCGGTTTGACTTCGATAATCTCACGGACTACTTGTTTATCCTTATTAATATATTTTACATAAAAATCGGGGAAATATCTATGGGTTTTTTTGTCTAAAGGCGATTTATATGGTATTATTATCTCTTCACTGCCCCATTCTATGATTTTTGAGTTATTATCGCAGTAAACCATGAATCTTCGTTCCCAAAGTGAGCGATAATAGATTTTTGTAGGGTCACCTTTGTATTTTTTGTAATTCTTAGGTTTAAACTTACCACTGTATGACATAAATAACTATATTAATATTTTAAGGTATTTATATGTCAGCAATCGATAAGATTTTAAACAAATTCAACAAGGCTAAGAACGCAATCAATTCTCTCAAAGGAATTCAGAGTAAAATTCAATCAATTAACTATACATCAGCTATAGATGCACTAGGAGAACAAGCCAACGAGGCAAAAAATCAATTAACACAAAGAGGAGAGAGATTAGAAGCTGCTCTAACAGCAAAACAGGCAGGGTTCTCTTATGCCAGTAAAATACCTGCTCAAAGAGAACAACAAATGGTTTATCCTTATCATGACCCATTGATGAATTACATAGTTTTTAATATAAGACCAAGAAATAATGAGGGTATAGGTGGTGATGTTGAGGGACACGCTAGAGGCGAACAATCAATAGGTGGAGGCGGTGATAATCATCCAGTATTTAAAGAACGATCTATTGCATTATATGTACCTGATACTCTAATATCGCAGGCTAATGTTCAGTATCGTCAAGAAGGCATGAAATCAATGGCAAAAGCTATGGCTGATGTTTTTGAGAATGGTATGGAAAATGTAGGTGGTAATGCAAATACAGTTTTAACAGAAATGGCATTTAAAGGTTTACAAGGTTTGACTGGAGGTCTTGCAGGTTTAAAGGCTGGTATTGCAGTTAATCCTAAAAACGAACAAATATTAGATGGTATACCTTTTAGATCATGGGACTTTACATTTGACTTTTATCCTAAATCTAAAGAAGAGGCAATGATGATTAGAAGAATCATTTATGGTTTTAGAAGTTCTATGTTGCCTGATACAGGTTCTTTAAAATTTAATAAAAGTTTTGATATTACTCATAATTCAGATACAGAAGATTACTATGATGAGGCAACAGGTATAACACAAAAACCAGGACTTGGTTTTCATGTCACAGACGGAAAGGGCAGAGGAAAAGATCACCCAAAATTCAACTCTAGTATGTTTGAGATAGACTCATCTGGTATACAAAACATGTTTTTATACCCCAATATATTTGATATAGAATTTGTAGGTCCACTTGCAAAAAATATCGATGGATTCTTACCTGCCGTTTGCACAAATGCACAGGTCGATTATTCAGGTGGTCAAAAATTCTCGACTCATGAAGACGGTATGCCTACTAAAATTCAGTTAACCTTAAACTTTTTAGAAATTCAGATTATGACTCTAAACAATTACGATTATATAGCTGCTCGTTCTTTATCAGCATCTGAACTTATAAAAGATTATGGTGTTCAAACACCTAGTGAATTAGATAAAGTTCATAAAAGAGGTCTCAAACAACAAGAACATGGCGGAGGAAGATTCTTTCCAACAGATGATGAGAACGATACAACATTCAGTGATGCTGAAAAAGCAAGAGCTACAGGTCTTGGTTATGTACCTATTTACGATCCTGAGGATTAATCATGTCAGTAGAATATTTTAAAAATTTTCCAGAAATTACTTACAGATTAGATGATGGTAAGATTATAAATGTAAAAGATTTTTTTCGTAAGAGTAAAATTGAACAAGAGGCTGTCAACGCATTAGTAGAGTATTCAAAATATGAAATACAAGATGGTGAAAGACCTGATATCGTAGCTGCTAAATTATATGGTCAACAACATTTACATTGGACATTTTTATTAGTGAATGATATAGAAAATTACTATGATTGGCATAAAGATAATCAAACATTTGAAAGATATATTAATAAGAAGTTTCCAGGTCAATTAGCTACAGGCACACAATCTACAGATATATTAACATCATCATCTAAATTTTTAATGGGCGAAAAGGTCACGAGTGTATCATCAGAAGGCAGAATTATAGAAGTATCACCATTAGAAAAAAGAATTTGTATAGAGGGTGGTAATTTTGTTGCAAACGAATTGATTACAGGTTCAGTATCAGGTAAATCATTTACACCAACATCTGTAATCGACCAAAAAGATGGTGTAAAGTATTACAAGAACTCAGATGGTTTAAAAAGAAATACTGAGTTATCAGGTTTTACAAGTGTAACATTTTATGAAGATGAAT